AATAACAGAAGAAACTAATCAAGAAGATGAAAGTAATGAAAATGAAGAACCTAATGAAAGTGATGAGGAAGAAGTAGAATCAAGTAATGAAGATAAAGAAGATGTAAAAGAAACTCCAGAAGACTTTAAAAATAGTATCGATAGTTTTAAGGAATCAATAAGCGAAGTAGTTGGCGCAGTTGGCAATGTAATGGGTGGGTTGTCACAAGGATTGCAAAGAGTTTTCGGAGAAGGTAACCGTCAATGATTTGTAAACAATGCAACAAAACAATTAGCAAAACTATATTAACAACAAAGAATGGAGATGCGAAAGCGTTCCAATTATGTAAGAAGTGTTTTAATAAAGAAAGGGAGTAATCGTATGCACCAAGATTGTATACATTGTGGAAGTAATCGAGTGATCGAATTCGGTAAAGGAATGATGTTTTTAATTATGATGTTTCTAGCAGGCGGAACATTTACAATAGGATTGTTGATATTACCGTTATTGCTAGTTGCACCAATTGCATTTCTAATAGGATTAGTAATATTGTTCATACCTAAAGAAAAGCTACAAGTGAAATTGTGTAAAGATTGTAATAAGAGTTGGAAAATAAGTAAATAGATTACAACAAGACATCTACTCATGTAGGTGTCTATTTTTATGAGAAAGTAGGTGGTAATGTGGAATGAGTAAACTAACTGAAAAGCAGAGAAGGTTTGCAGATGAATATGTGAGAACGGGGAATATAACGCAGTCTTATTTGAATGCTTATCACAATGTTAAAAACGAGAACACAGCTTCGGCGAATGGTAGTAGGTTGCTAGGCAATGCTAAGGTTAAGGCTTATATTGACAATCGTTTAGAAGAATTGCGAAAAGATTCAATTGCTGAACAAGATGAAATTTTACAACTTCTCACTTCGGTAGCTCGTGGTGATGTTCAAGCGTCAACTCTCATTGGCGAAGGTGGAGGTAAAGAAAAAATAACTCATGATATGCCACCTACTATGACAGAGAGAATTAAAGCAGCTGAATTACTTGGTAAGCGTTATTCATTATTTACAGATAGAGTAGATCAAACTAATCGCAATATAGAAATAAACGTTGGTGAATGGGATGAAGATTAATTTTAATTCACCTTCTAAAGTGTTTAATTATAAGATATACAAAAATCTAGACGACTACTCATCATTTACCGAAGTTCATTACGGTGGCGCTTCAAGTGGTAAGTCACATGGTGTTGTTCAGAAGGTTGTTTTAAAGGCGCTGAACAATTGGAAACACCCTCGTAAGATATTGTTTTTACGTAAAGTAGCGGCAACGATTAAAGATTCTATATTTGAAGATGTGCAAGGTGCGTTGTCTACATTTGGTATATTAGAACACTGTACGATTAATAACACTGATTATCGTATTGTTTTACCTAATGGAGCAACGTTCTTATTTAAAGGAATGGATAACCCAGAAAAGATTAAATCAATAAAAGGTGTATCTGATGTGGTGATGGAGGAAGCGACAGAGTTTAACCTAGAAGACTACACTCAGCTCACTCTAAGAATGAGAGAAAGAAAGCACCCTAACAAACAAATATTTCTAATGTTTAACCCAGTTAGTAAATTGAATTGGGTTTATAAGTATTTCTTCGAGCAAGAACAAGATGAAGATACGAAGATAATCCATTCAACGTATAAAGATAATGCTTTTCTTGACGATAGAACGAAAGAAAACCTAGAAAAGCTATCGGCTCGAAACCCTGCATATTATCGAATATATGCGCTAGGTGATTTTGCTACATTAGATAAGTTAGTGTTCCCTGAATACACTAAAGCAATACTTAATAAAGAGGACATGCGGTCTATTCCAAGTTACTTTGCAATTGACTTTGGATATACAAATGACCCGTCAGCGTTCATTCATGTGAAGTTAGACAAACAGAACGAAACACTTTACATTATGGAAGAATACGTGAAGACGGGTATGTTAAACAATGAAATAGCTAACATGATTAAAAAGTTAGGTTATCACAAAGAGGTTGTTACAGCAGATGCAGCTGAGCCAAAAAGTATAGCTGAATTAAGATTGCAAGGAATTGAACGTATCCAAGCTGCTCGAAAAGGTAAAGACAGTATTTTAAATGGTATAGACTTTATCAAACAATTTGATATAGTGATTGATGAACGTTGTTTCAAGACAATAGAGGAGTTAGAAAACTATACTTGGAAAAAAGATAAACGCTCAGATGAATATACTAACGTTCCAGTGGATAGTTATAACCACTCAATTGATGCGATTAGATATGCGTTAGAATCAGCAAGAGTGGATAAGAAAGACTATAAAGAAAAATACAAAGCGTTACAGTCGCTTGGATTGTAAAGGAGTGATACATTGGCTAGGTTTAGTGAGCAAGCAAATATGGTCTATACTTACACGGATGCAGAAAAGTTAATCAACAATACTGATGACTTAGAAGAAATGATAACGCACCACCAGACATACCAAAAACCACGTTTAAAAGAACTTCGAGATTATTATAAAGGGGATAACGTATCTATCTTAGATGCAGATACTGGTAAACGCAGGCTTGAAGAACATTTAGCAGACAACAGAGCAACACACAACTTTGCTAAATACGTGTCACAGTTCATTCAAGGTTACATGATGGGTGTTCCACTCAAAACAAGTTACCCTGATGAAAAGATAGACGAGCAACTAAGAGATATAAATAGAGTAAATGATGCAGATGAACATAACAGCGAATTAGTATTAGATCAATCAATTTATGGTCGCGCTTATGAGTTAGTTTATCGTAGTCAAGATGATGAAGTTAAATTTACAGTATCAGATGTGCTAGACACTTTTGTTATTTACGATGACACAGTCGAACAGTTACCAATTGCTGCAGTTAGATATATAAGCAGTCAATTTGAAGAAGATGTGAAAGTTCATTTGTACACTGATTCATTAGAGAAGATATATTCAATGAATGATACAGGCGACTTAAAACCAGTAGATGAAAAGCAACATTTCTTTGAGGGCGTCCCAGTTGTTGAATACACAAATAATAAGTATAGACAGGGCGATTTTGAAGACGTTCTCACGCTCATTGACTTATACGACAATGCTCAATCAGACACAGCTAACTATATGCAAGATTTAAACGATGCGATGCTTAAAATAGTTGGTAACTTAGACATCGATGTGGAAGATGCAAAGGAAATGAAAGATAACAACATTCTAATGCTTCAAACAGAACCTAATCTGAATGGCGCACAACAACAAGCAGATGCTGATTACATTTATAAGCAATACGATGTACAAGGAACTGAAGCATATAAAGATAGGATATTTAATAACATACTATTGTTCACAAGCATTCCTAATTTGCTTGATGATACATCAGCAGGACAGCAATCAGGGGAGGCTATCAAAATGAAATTGTTCGCACTCTCACAAAAGAGAGCCACGAAAGAACGCCTGTTTAAGAAAGCATTAAGAGAGCGTTATACATTAATCAACACAATTGAAACGAAGGCACAGAATAAACCATTTGATGTTAATGAGATAAGCATTACATTTACAGAGAATTTACCAAGCATGATTGATAAAGAGTTAGAATGGTTTACTAAAGCAGGAGGTCAATTGTCAAACGCTACACTAGTAGATCAATTATCTTTTGTGGAAAACGCAGAAGAAGAAATTGAAAAGCTAGAAGAAGAAGACAGGCTTGGTGACGATACTTATGATTTCCAAGTAGAAGAAGATGATTCAGATGGCGAAGAATAAAGCGTATTGGAAGCGTAGAGAGCGCGAGAATATATCTAAACAGATAAAAGATGATAAAGTGGTTGCCAATAAAATTAAGCGTAATCAACGTAGGGCAATGGACGATATACAAGAACAGATTGATGCGTTTTATGGGCGTTATGCAGCTAAAGAAGGTATCACGATGATTGAGGCTAAGAAGCGTGCTACTAAGTTAGACATTAAGAAGTATCGAAGCAAGGCTAAACGTTATGTAAAAGAGAAAAACTTTTCACCACAAGCTAATGAGCAAATGCGATTGTATAACGTGACTATGAAAACGCAACGCTTAGAATTACTTAAAGCAAACATCAATTTAGAGTTATCAGCCATGACAAATGAAGATGAACGTTATCTGTTAGAGAAGTTCACACGTGGTGCTAAGGAAGAATACGAAAGACAAGCAGGTATTCTTAATGAAACGTTAAATTACAACGAGAAACACATTGAATCAATTGTTAACTCATCATTTAACAACGCTGAATGGTCTACTCGTTTGTGGGATAATCAAGACGCACTAAGAAGTGAGTTAGATCGTTTGCTTAATCGAAGTATTGTTCAAGGTAAAAATCCACGTGAAATGGCGAGAGAATTGAGGAAGAAATTTGATTCAAGTATATATAACAGTGAAAGGTTAATGCGTACTGAAACAGCTAGAGTTCAGCAAGATGTGTTTCAAGATAGCGCTAAACAAGCTGATGTGGAACAATATATTTTTATTGCTGAGATAGATGCTTGTGATATATGCGCTGCTATTGACGGTCAAGTCTTCAAACTAAAAGATGCAGTGATAGGAGATAATGCTTATCCAATTCACCCTTTTGTCGTTGCTCATCAGCACTTTATGTAGAGAGGGATTAACTCTGGTGTTGGTGGGCTAAACAAACACTTGACCTCAACATGTCGTTAAACTGTTCAAATTCAATCGTATGCGGTTATAACAAACAATCGAATAGTTAACACTCACTCAATCGTATGTGGGCTTAAACAAGCGTATGTGGGATTGGTTAAATGCTAACTAATCGTTGTAAGTATAAACGTATGGGATATAGGAGAGATATACATGGAAGAAGAAAACAATATCGAAAACGAAGAAGAAGTCAAAATAACTGAAGAAAATAATGATGAAAAGCAGGATAATGCGACTTTTACTCAGTCGGAAGTAGATAGACAAATAAGCAAGGCGGTTGAATCAGCACTAAGTAGGCGTGAAGCTAAGCTCGAGGAAGAATATGCTGAAAAGATTGAGAAAGAAAGACAAGATGCGATTCAATATGCTAAATTGACACAAAAAGAACAAGAGGAAGCGGAATTCAATAAACGAATGGAAGAATTAGAGCAACGAGAAAAAGAATTGAATGACCGTCAATTGCTTAATCAAATTGAATCTGATCTAAAAGAAAACAATTTACCAACATCTTTCTCAGAAACGTTACTCAGTTTGCAAGATAATGAAAAGATTAAAGGTAAGATTGTGGAAATTAAAGAAGAATTTGATGCAGCTGTTAACGAACAAGTGAAAGAAGCACTTAGGCAAGACACGCCTGGCCAATCGACAACAGAAAAAGAAGTGGACCCTTTCACGGCTAAAATTAATCAATATAAAAATTAGAAAAGGATGATAGAATATGGCGACAAATAATAAATCAGTAAGAACTTATGAACTAGAATTTAAACAGTTATTGGAAGGTGCATTCAGAACACGTGCTTATTTCGCTGACTTCTTTGGCGGCGGGATTGAAGCATTAGATGGCGTAGAAAACAATGAGAATGCGTTCTATGTTAAAACAAGCGATATTCCAGTTGTTGTTGGAACTTACGACACAGGAGAAAATGTAGCGTTTGGAACAGGAACAGCAAACTCTACTCGTTTCGGTGAGCGTACAGAGATTGTTTATAGTAACACGCCAGTTCCTTACACATGGGATTGGGCTATTCACGAAGGAATTGATCGTCACACAGTTAACAACAACTTAGACTTTGCAATTGCTGACCGCTTAGACTTACAAGCTCAGGCTAAAATTAGACAGTTTAACGCAAATCATGGTAAGTTCATTTCAGATAGCGCTGGTCACACTGAAGAACTTGCAACACTTGATGGTGATGGTGTACTTGCGTTATTCAACAAGCTATCTAATTACTTTGTAAACAATGAGGTTATTGGAACTAAAGTTGCGAAGGTTAAACCAGAACTATATAACGTAATCATTGATATGCCACAAACAACAGTTGAAAAACACTCATCAGCTAACATTGATGAAAACACAATTGTTAAATTCAAAGGATTTGAAATCCAAGAAGTACCAGATGCACAATTCGCAGAAGGTGAAACAGCTTATGCTTATGTAAAAGACATTGGTAAAGCATTCACTGGAATTAACACTGCACGTACAATTGAATCAGAAGACTTTGATGGTGTAGCTTTACAAGGTGCTGGAAAAGCAGGCGAGTTTGTACTCGAAGCAAACAAAGCAGCTATTGTAAAAGTTACATCAGGTGGCGGCGGAGGTGTTGAAGGATAATGGTTAAAATCAAAGCACAAGTACAGGGAAACATCAAGCCGAATCGTTTTTTAAAGTACACGGTTAGAAAAGATAACGATCCAATTGTTCGATATGCAACAGATGGATTTCCGCATTTGCATAGCACGGCAGAACTGGAAGATAAACAAGAGGTAACCATTACGATTACGAACAAGCCAATTTGGGAAATTGAAGCAGGTGAAAAAATTGAGGTTGGCGAGGCTGTTTACAGTGGTGAAGCCGGAAAGGTGTTTGCTAGACGGGTAGGAGACAAGAGACCGGCAGATCTAGTAGGATACGCCTCCAACCGCGCTAAATCGGGTGAATTGGTTAAAGTTGTACGCACCTTCCAAATTAACGGAAACTGGGCATCTGAATTAAACAAATTAATTGACGGAGAAGAAACACCAAAAGAATAGAGGTGTTAATATGTTAGATCGAATTAAAGTGATATTAGGTATCGAGGACAATCTACAAGATGAAGTTCTCGATATCTTAATGTCGAATGTGAGAAGTCACTTAAAAGGATTGCTAGGCAAAGATGTACCTGAACATCTAGAATTCATTGTGGAAGAAATAACAGTCAGGCGTTTTAATCGTATAGGGACAGAAGGAATGAAGACAGAGTCAGTTGAAGGACACTCTGTTTCGTTTTATGATTTACACAACGAGTTCACACCTTATGAAAGTATTATAGAATCGGAAAAAGAAGATGACTCTCGTTTTCGTAGGGGTAGGGTGTTATTCATATGAGGTTCAACAATCGGATAACGTTTGTTACTCAAGAGTCTTATTATGACCCTTCAACTGGCGAATATGTGGACACTGAACCAATAAAAGAAACAAAACCATGCAAACTATCTTCACTAGGTTTAAACAGGCGCAAAGAGCTATTTGGTGAGTTAAATGAACACATTACAGTAGCGAGGTTGCAATATCCATACAAAGCAACTTTCGATTATGTAGAGGTGGATAATCAGCGCTACCGATTAAAAGAAATATCTGATTATAGAAAAGGTGTTTTGTTTTTAGTAGGTGATGACTTTGCAAATAAAAATTGACGATAGTTTATTCAAGGCTTTAGATAAAGCTAACTTGGCGAGCGGTATAAAGCGTGAAGTCACTAGAAGTGGCGCTAATTTACAACGAGAGATGATGCGAAAAGCTACATTCAAAGGTCATTATAACGGAGGTCGTTTTATTAGACCGACAGGTGCGACTAAAAGGTCGATAACGTTGATTAAAAAAGATGGCGGATACACTGTAGTAGTTAAACCAGAAACAGAATACAGTCCGTTTCTTGAGTACGGAACTCGTTACATGTCAAGTCAACCTTTCGTAAGACCAAGTTTTTTAAAACAAAAACCGTACTTTTTAGAAGGTATTTATAAACTAATGAAATAAGGTGATGGAATGGTTTTAAGTTTATCTTCACCACAACAACAAATATATGATCGTGTGTTTAGCGAATCATTAAATTTAAACTATCACACGTATGATTATTTACCAGCAAGTGATGCACAACTTCCGTTTGTGTTTATTGGCGAACAATTCGACCAAGACACAGCTAATAAATCAACGGTGACTGGTAACGTTCAACAAACAATACACGTTTACGGAAGTAAGCGACAACGTAAAGAAGTTTCTACAATGATTAACAATCTAAAATTTACTATGAGAAAGATACGTAAAACAGACAACTTCAATGTTATTGTTAGAGGTTTAGATAATCAGATGTTGATAGACAACTCGACACCTTCAACATTATGGCATGGAATAGTCGAAGTAGAATTTAAATTTAATTAGGAGGAATAAATATGGCAGATGCAAGAAAAGGCATGTTAGAAGGAAAAAACAAGATACTTTTATTTAGATTATTAAAGAACTCAAACGAAGAAGCTGCTAAATTAGCGTTTCAAACAAGCCATTCTTTCACGTTATCTCGTGATGCTGATTCGATTGTTACAAAAGACGGTTCAGTCGTTAAATTAGGCGAGTTAGAAGGCGAAATTAGTGGGATTGAAGCAGTACAAGCGAAAGATGACCCAGTGGCAAAGATGCTTCAAGATTCAATTATTGATGGTGATAAATTAGAAGTGTGGGAAGTTGCAGTCGATGAAGATTTAGAAGAAGATGGCACTTATCCAGCTTTATATGCACAAGGCTATTTAACTGAGTGGGAAGCTGAAAACCCAGCAGAAGATGAATCAACTTATGCAGGTGATTATATGATTGAGCTAGTTCCACAGTTTGGAATGGCTACTTTGACACCTGAACAAGTTGAAGATGTACAATACGCGTTCAAAGATGTGACAGCTACATCAGGTGGCGGCGGAGGCGTTGAAGGATAAGGGATAAGAGAGAGGTTAACGCCTCTCTTTTTTATTTCAAAAAATGAAGGAGAGTATTTTAAATGGAATTAAACATCGGTGGTAAAAGTTACGAGTTAAGATTTGGTTTATCATTCATTAGTGAAATGGATAATCTGTACACACAGTCCATGAGTGGCGTGTCGTTTGGTATGGGCTTAGAAATGATGAACACATATTTGGAATTAAGACGACCAACAGCGCTTGCTAACGTAATTAAAGCAGGAACATCACACTTAAATACTAAGCCTAGTAACGATGACATTGAAGAATATTTAGCAGATGTTTTCGTTAAAGAAGAACAAGAAAAACTCTTTAAAGAAGTTGAGGTTGCAACAGAACAAGCGCCTTTTTTAAAGCAGACGATCAAGGGTCTGAAACAAGAAAGCAATCAAGCGAAGAAACCTACAAAGAAATAATTGTTAATTGTTTTAGGTATTTAGGTTTCACGAGTTTGTACGATATTCAAGTGCTTACCCTGTATGAATATGAAGCGAGAATGCACGCATTTAGTTTAAGTGAAATAGACAAAGAAAGAGATATGCACGTGCAAGCGTGGTTAAATCATCAAGTAACAGCAACAAAAGGAAAAGATGCTAAGCCAGCGTTTAAAGAATTTAAAGACTTCTTTGATTATGAAAAACGTATAAAAGAATTAGAAGGTAATAAGTCGGCAAATGAATTGTCTGATAAATTAAAACGCATGGCACAAATAGCTAAAAAATCTAATGAAAGGGGGTAAACAATGGCACATACTGTAGAAGCCATATTTAAAGCAACAGGTGCTGAAAAGTTTGCCAGTTCATTTAGAAAGGCGCAAGAAAGCACTCAAAAGTTTAAAAGCGCAGGCGACAAATTAAAAAGTGTCGGTTCAACATTAACGAAAACAGTTACTGCGCCATTAGTGGGTTTAGGAACTGCTGCAATGGTGACTGGTGCTAAATTTAGCGATCAGATGTCAACGGTTAAAGCTATCACTGGTGCAACTGGTGATGAAATGGATAAGATGCGCGAGTTAGCTAAAGAGATGGGAAGAACAACACGCTTTAGTGCATCAGAAAGTGCTGAAGGTATGGAAATGTTAGGGCGTGCTGGTTTCGAAACAGAAGATATCATGGCGGCATTACCTGACGTGCTTAACTTGGCATCAGCTGGTGCAGTTGAACTTGGCGATGCTGCAGATATTGCATCGAACATCTTGAGTGGTTATGGCATGGAAGCTGACGAAACCGCACGTATCACTGACGTGTTAGCAAGAGCTAGTGCTGATTCTAACGTTGATATTGAAGGTTTGGGCGAATCATTTAAATATGTAGGTCCAATTGCTTCTGATATGGGGATTTCGTTAGAAGATACAGCGGCTGCAATCGGTGTTTTAGGTGATGCAGGTATACAAGGTGGTCAAGCAGGTAGGCAGCTCAGAAAAGGCCTACAAAACTTAGCTGCGCCATCTTCAGAAGCAGCTGGTTTAATGAACGAATTAGGTATAGAAATATTCGATGCAAATGGCGAAATGAAATCCATGCCAGAAATAGCAGGCGAATTAGAGAATGGATTAAAAGGCATGGGAACCGAACAAAAATCAGCAGCACTTGAAACATTATTCGGTGCTGATGCAATGTCAGCTTGGAGTATTCTTATCGCTGAAGGTGAAGAAGGTTTAGGAGAATTCAGCGATTCTTTAGTAGATTCAAAAGGCGCAGCTGGAGATATGGCTGATGAAATGGAAGATAACCTAGCAGGTTCAACACGTGAGTTAATGTCAGCACTCGAAGGTTTGGCGATTGAGTTTTCAGAAATAGGTGAAGGCCCAATTAGATCGTTAGTAGATAAATTAAAAGACTTAGTAACTTGGTTTACTGAACTAGATGATTCTACACAGCAGTGGATTGCAATCGCAGGACTTGTCGCGGCGGCTATAGGACCGATATTGTTAGTTTTAGGTGGCGTTATTTCAATGATTCCATCGTTAGTTGCGGGCTTCACAATGTTGTCAACAGTTTTCGGCGTTGTAGCAGGTGCAATCACAGCAATATCATTGCCAGTTGCAGCAGTAGTAGCTGCTTTAATTGGTGCAGTTATAATTATAATAGCTTACTGGGAACCAATTAGCGAGTTCTTTTCTAACTTGTGGGAAGGAATTAAAGAAATTACTATAGCAGTATGGGAAAGCATTAAAGAAACTTTTTCAACAGTTGTTGAGTATCTACTCGAAGTTTGGCAACCTATAGGCGAATTCTTTGCCGAGATATGGGAATCAGTAAAAGAAATTTTTATGAACGTATGGGGTCCTATTCAAGAAGCGTGGATTACAGTTAAAGAAGATTTATTTGAGTTGTGGCAAGGTGTAACTGAGTTCTTTAGTGAGCTTTGGGAAACGATAAAAGAAATATTTATGATTGTGTGGGAACCAATAACAGAAGCATGGTCTGAAGTCGTTCAAACAGCACAAGAATTATGGCAAGGTATTTCTGAATTCTTCATGGAACTTTGGGAAACAATCAAAGAGATATTCTTAATGGTATGGGAACCTATTAAAGAGGCTTGGAACGAAGTTGTTCAAACAGCTCAAGAAATTTGGGAGCCTATAAAAGAGTTCTTCTCTAGTCTGTGGGAACAAATACAAGAAATCTTCTCTACAGCTTGGGAACTAATCACAACTATATTTGAAACAGCAATGTCAATTATAACGCCAGTGGTTGAAACAGGCATGAACGCAATAAAGACAGTTGTCACAACTGTTATGAATATATTAGGTCCAGTAGTTTCGACAGCTTGGGATGTTATAAAAACAATATTCACAACGGTATTGAATGTGATTAAGTCAGTAGTGACTGGTGCATTTAATGTTATTAAGTCAATTATCCAAACTGTGATGAACGTCATAAGTACGATCGTTTCAACTGTATGGAATGTGATTAAAACAACAATAAGCACAGTTTTAGATGTTATAAAAACGGTAGTACAAACTGCATTTGATGTCATTAAAACAATCATAGATACGGTGTTGAGTGTTGTTAAAGCGTTAGTTTCTGGTGATTTTAATGAAATGCAGAGCATTATCTCTACAGTTTTAGATGCGATTAAGTCAATTATATCTACTGTATGGAATGCGATTAAATCAGTTATAACATCAGTGCTTAACGGTATCAAATCAATCGTTACCAGTGTGTGGAACGGGATTAAGTCAACAATATCGAACGTTGTTAATGGTATAAAAAGTGTTATATCCAGCACATTCAATGCGTTGAAGGGAATTGTTTCAAACGCGTTCAATGGCGTGAAGAACGCAGTTTCAACGGGTATTAACGCAGCGTTAGACATAGTCGTTAACATTAAAGATAAATTCAAAAATGCAGGTAAAAACATGATCAATGCGATAGGTGACGGAATAAAAAATGCAGCTGGCGCAGTAAAAGATAAAATGTCTAATTTAGTAGGTAGTTTAAGAGATATGCTACCATTCTCACCTGCGAAAGTTGGTCCTTTAAGAGATATCATGGATGTTCAACTAGGACAGTCAGTTGCTAAGGCAATTGAAAAAGGAAAAGGAAGTGCAGTTAATGCAATGGCTAGTTTAGCTAAAGGTGTCAATGAACAAATGCCAGACGGTGAGTTGAACTTAGGTAGTCGCATTGGAGCAATCAACAAACAAGCGAAAAGCCAACTAACTCACACATTCAACAGTCAACTTCACGAAGAAAAACAACCTGCTATCATTAATGTACATGTAGGCAGTAAACGCATAGCAAGTGAAATAGTTAATGACATTAGTGATATGCAAAACAGAAAAGATTTTAGAAAAAGAAAACTACCTAGAAACTAAAGGAGTGTTATTATGTACGAATTTGTGGATACGATAGAGAGTGCAAAAAACACTCCTTTATCCCTCCAAACCATCTTTAACGGAAACAATCTAGATAAATTACTGTCAGATGAAAACGGAAGGTTTACAACCACATCTGTTGGCGGTAGAGGTCCAATAGCAAAACGATTAATAACAAAAGAGTTACCAGGAACACACGGGGAAAAAGAAAAAGATTACACTTTTGAAGCTAGACCTATTCCCGTCGAGTTTTTAATTGAAGATAAGACGAGTGAAGGTTTACGAGAAAGAGTTAACAAATTAAACGGTTATATATCAGGGCAAAAGAAAGTGTTATCTTTTACAGATGAAAAAGCGCACTTTATATCTACACTAGAAAGTGCAGATTTTCCAAACGAAGATAGTAACTCTTTTGTCGGTACATTGAACTTTATATGCACCGATCCATTGAAAAGAAAGGAGTACAAAACACTCGAACTCACGCCAACCGAAAAAAACTACGAAGTAACAGGACAACTTCCTACTCACTGGAAGAGCAGAACAATCTTCACAAGGTCGCAGTCAATGTTCGAAATCGAGTCGGTGTCAGGAAAAATAAAACTCACTTATAACTTCGTAAAAGGCGATGTATTAGAAATAGATAGTTATAGTCGTACCATTAAATTAAACAACTCTATTGATTTAGATGTAGGTCTTTCGTTAAACAGCCGATGGTTTGTTTTAAAGCCGAATTATATGACACTGAGAGCAAACCACGAAACAACAGTGCATTACACAGAGAAATATTATTAAAAGAAGGTAACGGCGAATTCGTACCCATTAAACTAAACGACTGCAAGGTTTATATATCAGTGTCGGGTCGAGTTGAAAAAGACGAGTGTACGATACTGGATGCCGAGAGCGGAAAGGTTTCATATTTAATCAGCAATATATCAGACAAGTCAGGTTTTTATAATTATGAATTTATTGTAAGCTACTCTGATGGAACTGAGGAAATAATACCGAATCAATCGTATAAGAAAGTTAGAATATACAACAACTTAGAAGGAGAGATATAATGGTTGATTTCCCAAGAGTCAAAATTGTTGATGTTAATGGATATAAAGTTCCAGTAGCAGAAACACAACACTTTACAGGTGTTGGCGATAAGACAGAAAGAACAAGTAACAAAACGCCATTTCCGGTAAAAGATGAAGTGGCAAGGGCTGATCTAAAAGCCATAAAAAAACAAACAGAAATTAATAAATCGGTCCTGGAAGATTTATTGTTTAATCAAAAAGAAATGGTTAATGTGCTATCAGATAGTGCGAAAGTCTTCGGTGCTTACTGGGACAAATCTTCAGTTCCTACGTTAACAAGAACGGATTCAGCAGAAGGAATGAAAGCAAACGTAGGTATCGATGGCGAACTGGTTAAAAACGACTTTGATGATGCGCCTATTTACAGGAAAATTGGTGAAGTGAGGGATGAATTCGGTAACACATTTGTACGCATACCGAAGTTTTATATAAGAAAGAAAGATGGAAAAGATTTTAAGTTGTGGCAAATATCAGAAACGAAATATCCGGGGTTTTATTTACCTGCACTTTTCTGGGATTTTACAAACGAAAAAGAGTTACCATATTATGATCACGGTAAATATGAAGCGAGCCTTTCAGATGAAAACAAGCTAGAGTCTAAACCTGGCAAACATCCGCTTGCCGAAAAGAGTATAGTTGAGTTTAGAAATTACGCAGAAGCAAACGGTGTAGGTTATCAACAAAACGATGTACACGCAATAGATGTAGTGCAGACGTTATTCTATATTGAATTCGCTACACTTGATTCACAGGCAATTGCTAAAGGTTACACATCTGGAAACTACAATAGCAACCACAAGATAACCGTGGCCGAAGAATCTACTAACCGCGCCATTGTATCTAACAGTACCGCTGAAGGGTACGAAGTCGACCAAACGATAGGAATTGGAACTAATACTTACAGTAACAATGTAAGTAACACAAGTCGCTTAATTACAAAAGTCGAAGAATACGACGCCGATAATAAAGCTATCTATTTCGACGGTGAACCTGTTGACACAAGCATTGATGACGTTATAGCTAATAGAGCAAGTATAACCGGATTCAGTAAAGATATTCTTGCACAAAGTGGTACTGTAAACATAGATGATGGTAAAAACCCATTCGTTTATCGAGGTATTGAAAATCCGTGGGGAAGCATCTATGAATGGGTTGATGGTATAAATATAAATAGTTATCAAGTATGGGTGGCTGAAAATGCTGAGGATTACGCATCGAATGTATTCGCTGAACCTTACAGACAATTAGGTTATATAAACCATGACGCGAATGGTTATGTTAAGCAAATGGGATTCGATGCTGAATATCCGTTTGCAGAGTTTCCAGTCGAAGTAGGCGGAGGTACAACTACTTATTACGCTGATTATTACTATCGTAGTACAGGGCAACGCGTTGCCCGTTTCGGTGGTGCCTGGGGTGGCGGCTCTCGGGCTGGTGTCTCGTGCTGGGCCCTGGACGCCTCTTCCGGGACTCGGGGCGCTAGCTCTGGCGGGCGTCTTCTTAGGAAGGCTCTTTAGGGGGTTTGGGGGACGAAAAGTCACCCAAGGTCTTTAAAAGCCATGTTAATTAATCATTAAAATTTAAAGGGTTATAAGATGCATTGCTTGCCCGTTTCGGTGGTAACTGGAGTAACGGCTCTCAAGCTGGTGTCTCGTTATGGAACCTGAACAACTCTTCCAGGAATCGGAACGCTAACTCTGGCGGGCGTCATCTTATTAAGTTATTTATATATATTTCATTGCATTTTATAATCCATACCGCTTGGTAAAAATACGTCACAAAGAGCGAGGTTTAGTAGGTTTAATCTCGAAATACCTCGAGACTAATAAGAAAGTTGGAAAGGCTCATTGAAAAGAGAAGGTTACATTTTTGAAAAGATTTATAATTTAAACAATATAATAAACGCAATTTGGAAAGCTTCAGATAAAAAACGGAACCAAAGAAGAGTAAAAATGATCTTAGACAACGATCTATTTTACGCAAAACAAATACAAGAATTGCTAAAGAATAAAAACTATTTTCCTTCAACTCCGGTAATTAAAACAATCAATGATGGTACAAGTAAGAAAACGAGAACGATATACAAACCTAGTTTTTATCCTGATCAAATTATCCATTGGGCTTTAATGCTGCAGATAGAACCAATCATCATGAGAGGCATGTATCAATACAGTTGCGGAAGTGTTCCAAACAGAGGCACTAGTTATGGTCAGAAGGCAATTAGGAATTGGTTAGATACAGACAAAAGAAATACCAAATACTGCTTAGAAATGGATGTTAAAAAGTTTTATCCTTCAATTGACAACGAACTTCTTAAAGGAATGTTTAGAAATAAAATAAAAGATAAAAATTGCTTATGGTTAATTGATACCATTATTGATAGTAACAAAGGCCAACCGATTGGTTATTTTACAAGTCAATGGTTTGCTAACTTCTTTTTAGAAGGTTTAGATCATTACATTAAAGAAAAACTAGGTGTTAAGTACTATATCCGGTATGTAGATGACCTGGTTTTAATGGGCGCAAACAAAAAGAAGCTGCACAGAACTAGAGTGCACGTTGAGAAGTACCTGAATAGCATCAACTTAGAACTAAAAGATAATTGGCAAGTGTTTAAAGTAAGTAATCGCGACATAGATTTCTTAGGACTAAGATTTTATCGAGATAGAACAACGCTAAGAAAACGAAACGCGTTACGTATAAAAAGGCGCATGAAAAAGATTGAAAGAAAAGGATACCTAAACGACAAAGACGCATCCGCGATTATAAGTTACTGGGGATGGATAAAGCGCAGTGATAGCTTTAGGTTTTATCATAAACACATTAAACCTATCGCTTCTATAAAACTTGCTAAAAAGGTGGTGAGTATAAATGCAAAGCTACGGACGAATCAAGAAAAACCAGTTAGAATTATTCTCAAATCAAATCGAGGGAACTAAACCAGTAATATATGAAGGTATTCCGGATAACTTCGATCAAACAACGCATTACGCAACACAAAAAGCGCCAGTCGAAGAAGATGACCGGATTTTTATAGGTATTAAAATACATGTACTGCCAGATGATTTGGAGAGTGAAGAATTTGACGAAGACGTATTTTGATTTAATTGAATTAATAGAGCAGCAATGCAATATAATTAAGCACCAAAGTGAAACAATAACAAAGCTTATTAGTGATAATGCAGAGCAAGAAAACTTAATTAAAGAAATGTTTGAATAGAAACAAAGCATCTCTTTTGAGGTGCTTTTCTTATGGAAGGAGGGGTTACTATAACTGAGCTATATATATTTAACCAAGACGACAAACTTCTTACTATTTTAACGCCTGAAAACGGACTGCTTACAGCTCCTTTTAGAGACGAGCTAAACAAAACATCAGATACACCTTTACAATTCACAGTCGATGCACAAGCGGAATACTCGCAAAGGCACGATTTGCGCAGTGGCATGCTAACACAAGTCGCATCTTCTTTTGTCGGAGTAATAGACAGAACAACTGAACAAGATGAAACAGTTAATGTTTCACCATCTCAATTTGTTAAAGAAGAAAACAGAGTTGTTTTTAAAGACCGAGAGGGCCGTTTGCGTGAATTTGTTATCAAAGAAATAGATGACATCAATAATATTAACGGACCAGAAACAACAGCGACTTGCATACCGTCTTTTGTAGAAGAGTTAAACAACAAAGTTGTCGTTGACAGGCGCTTCGTCGACAAAGAAGCGCAAGAAGCATTAGATGCCGCTTTACAAAACACTCGTTTTAATGGTGTTGTAGATTTAAGTTTAGGTAAAATGACGACTAATTTTTATTATATATCATCACTCGAAGCTGTCTTTAAAATCAGAGAAGTTTGGGGAGGTGATATACGCGACATTGTTTACCTGAGCGACGACGAAACACGCATTGAACGTAGAGAGATACGCTTCCTGCCTCGCTTAGGCGCCGATAACGGCTTACGTTTTGAAAGTGACCACAACATTGAAGAAATACAACGTACAATTTTATCTTATCCATACACTGCTTTGTTCGGCAGAGGTGCTTCACTTCAAATTGAAGATGAGGAAGGCGAGTTAACAGGTGGCCACACACGCTACATTGATTTTGCTGACGTTGAATGGAAGAAATCGGCAGGTGACCCAGTCGATAAACCACTCGGTCAAAAATGGGTGGGCGATCCTGATGCTTTACAAAAATATGGCTATGAAAAAGACGGCGAATTATTACATCTTGAAGGTATATTCAGTAATCAAGATTATGAAGATAAAGCTGAATTATTGTATGCGACTTGGGAACATCTGCAAAAAGTGAAACATCCTGAAGTTAATTACAAGCTATCTGTAGATTTACTTGATAAACATGCTGACTTAGGTGATACAGCAATAGCAATCGACAGAGAGTTTGCACGACCTATCGAAGTACAAAATAGAATTATTGCAATGGAATATGATCTAGTAGATATCGAAAATACAACAGTTGTTGAAATTGGTCAGTTTTTAGATTTCGATGATGGCTTACGTGATGAACTAGAAGACTTACGAGATAAAGTCAATCGACCTGAAAGGCCAATAGACGAAAATAGCTATCCGAACAAAAAACCAAGTAAACCTACAAACGTTGAAGCGGTAGGTGGATATAAACATATTCAATTACGATGGGATTACACAGATGAGGTGTTTGTTAAACATTATGAAGTTTACGGTTCACAAGTAGCTGACTTTGTTCCTGACGAGCAACAGTTACTATTTAGAGGTCAAGTTTCTGCTTTCGGTCATGAAGTTAATACCGATGAAACTTGGTATTACTATGTAAGAGCAGTTAACTATCATGATGTAGGCTCTGAATACAGCAATCAAGCGAGCGCAAGCACGCTAAGAATACCACTTACTGAAACGGAGTTTGAAGAATCATTTAATGATGCGGTGGATACAGCGCAATCAGCGTTTGATAGGGCGAGCGAGAATGTGACCGAGATTGATAACCTTGCGTTAAGAGTCGGCAGCTTAGCGAATCCTAACCTTATATCGCATGACCCGAATTCTTGGGAGTCTGTAGTAACGTTTCATAGTTGTCCTGAAATAAACTTGAAAAGCAATAACGCATATACTTTTTCTGATTACTCAACAAACGATGCCGAACACATAAAAATATTTTTAACGTTCCAACCGTCGGGGAGAATCGAAGAACTAAGTCCCTACACGAAAGGAAATAAGCTGTCAGCAGAAGATGACACTTCGGTTACTGTTTTGGTGCAGGCTGACGACACTAAGTTTAGCGATAAGCTAGGCACAGATTATCGTTTCAGACTAGAGCAGGGAGAAGAAGCTACTGAATGGACGGATGCCGACACTTTCGGTCAATTTTCCATTCTAAATGACGCTATTAATCTGAGGGTGCAAAAGAATGACGTAATTAATCAGATTAACGTCAGTGATGAAGGTATTTTAATTGACGGTGCTAGAAATCATATAACGGGAGAAACTTTAATTGATAATGCCGTTATAAAAGACGCTCATATATTCGAGTTAAGTGGCGAAAAGATTTTAGCGCATTCGATTGTGTCAGACAAATTAAATGTAGATAGTCTCTCAGCAATTACAGCGAACTTGGGAATAGTTGAAGCTGGTTATTTAAAATCACAAAACGGTATGTCAGAATTTAGTTTAAATACTGGTGAGCTTATTATTGGTTATAGCTTCAACCAAATTAAAGTAGACTCTGATGGTTTATCTACGAATGAAAGAGGAACTATGACTAGTCTTTTAAATAAATACGGGCATAGATTTTATGAAAGTGGTACTTTAGTAGGTACTATCGGAACTTCCCAGTGGGAAAATAGACCTTCTTATAAAGGCTTAGTATTTCATATGGCTAATGGAGCTTCTTATATGGCTTGGGCGCATGATGATAATAATGATAACACGTATACGACAAAATTATCTTGGTTCAAAGATAATAAAGTTAAGTTAAGAGGGTTTTATTTCAATGATTATGTCCAATTTAATTATGATATAAGATTTTCTACTAGAATCGGATATGTTAAATCATATAATAATGCTATCGAGTGGGGAGTAAGAGGCCCATCATATAATATAACTCAATATGAAAGTGGGCAAGTCCAGTTCTACATGGGTTCAAACTCATCAAGACATACTTTCTTTCCTGACGGTAGTAAAAAGGGAGGAAGTATCGAAATAGATGACGAAGTACTTGGTATGTCCCCTGTAGACAGCCCTCAAGTATTAATCGAATATATAGAGTTTGATATTCCTTTAAATGAAAAAGGCGTAAAAGTTTATTTAGAGGAAAAATATCTCAAGGCTGTTAGTCAATTCGCAGTATTCTCGAATAATGGAGAAGTCATTGAAAAAGGAGAAGACTACTTCGTTATCAAAGGAAAAGGAAATGCTGATGCACGTATAGTCGGCAAGAGAGTTGAATACGAGAAAGCCTTCTGGGGTCAAATGGAAAATAAGGAAAGTCCTAAGACTATTTCTACTTTTAATTCCGTTCCTATGACGAAGAATAACTGGTACGTTGAAAAATTAAACTATGATAATGACGGGGAAGGTACACGCTCTATATCAAGAAATTAATTGGTATAGAAAGTTTCTCCTCCGTCAAATATAAAAAAGAGGAGAGTTACATTATGAAGGTAGGTACAATATATAATATATCAGAAGGTTTAGCAGAGTTATCAGAAAAAGAGTTACCAATATCAATTGCTTTAATAATAAAACGTAATCAATCAAAAATAGCAGCAGAACTAAAATCAACTGATGAACTAAGAGATAAAATAATTAATAAGTATAAAGAGTTTCAACGAGGTGATGGATCTATTCAATTAAAGAAAGACAAGATACCAGCGTTTAATAAAGAATATGAAGAGCTTATGAATGAAGAGATTGAAATTGATTTACAAACAATTGATATTAACACAATAGAAGGTATATCAATCAAACCAAGAACACTAACCTTAATTGATTCAATACTAACTGAAACGAAACAGGCTGAATAAGCCTTTTTTTATGTCTTTTTTTAAGGGAGTGATTATAAATGTCAGGAGTTGTTAGTTTGGAATATTTAGATATAGTTAGGTTTTATTTGTTTGGAGAGGTTAGATTTTTAGATTTATTACTATTATTAATGGCACTCGATATATTGTCGGGGATATTTAACGCTGTGAGATGCGGAAATTTGTGGAGTAGAAAGTCTTTATTTGGATATGCTCGTAAAGTGTTAGTTTTAATGGTTATTGTGTTAGCCAATGTATTAGATCAGATACTTTCTTTAAATGGTCTGCTTGCGCATACAACCGTATTATTTTATATCGCCAATGAAGGTTTATCTATCACAGAAAACGCAGCAAAACTAGGCGTACCTTTACCGGATAAAATACTCCACATGTTAAAAGATATGGAAGAAAACCCAACAAACGAAGATTCTTTTGAGGTTGAAGTGCAAGAAGAGTTAGCCGGTACAGAAGTTAACAACGAATTAGAATATCACGATAAAACGAAAAAGTAGTTACTTAATTGTAGCTACTTTTTTATATTATAAAAGGAGATGGTAAATGTGGTTAAAATAATAAATAGACAGGTCAAAGGTTTACCAAAAATCAGTTGGGCAAGAGGTAAACCGACTGTAATTGTAGCGCATGAAACAGCTAATCCAACCAGTAAAATCGAAGGCGAAATTAGTTTCATGACCAACAACTATAAAAAAGCTTTCTATCATTATATAGCTGGTGAAGATGGTTTTTATATGGTGCATAATCCTGATATAGGGGGCGCATGGGGCGCTGGTCCGTCAATGCATAATTACGCTATACATGTCGAGTTAATCCGCTCTAGCACAAAATCAGGGTTTAACAAGGCGTATAAAAATTACGTAGACGGCATTAAATACCTAGCTGATAAATACAATATACCTTTAAAAGTTGACAAAGGCACTGATAAGCGCGGTATTTACACACATAACTACGTAACTAAAACTTTCGGCGGTACAACGCACACAGATCCCGTTGCTTATTTTAAACAATATGGCAAGACGATTAGTCAGTTTGCT